GGCGAAAAATCGAAAACTGTTACTAACATAATGAACTCTAGATAAATACACTTATAATAAAGGTACCTAAATAACATGAGTTGGAAAAAACACTTTACAAAATATGAACCAGGCGCAGGCACGGTTTCATCAAAAACAAACAGATGGGCCAGTTGGCTTCCTGAAGTATACAGCGGACAGCCAAATCGTGTTGAGCGTTACACTCAATATGATATTATGGATCAGGATAGTGAAATTAATTCAGCACTAGATACTATTGCTGAGTTTAGCACACAAATTGATTTAGATACAAGACTCCCATTTAGAATTAACTACAAAGAAGAAGCAACTGAATCTGAAGTTAACGCATTAGAAACAGCACTCAAGCAGTGGTGTAACATTAATGACTTTGATAGAAGAATACATGGACTGTTTCGTAGTTGTATTAAGTATGGTGATCAGTTCTTTATCAGAGATCCAGAAACATATAAATTGTTTTGGGTAAATGTACAAGATGTTTCAAAAGTTATTATTAACGAAAGTAAAGGTAAAGAAGTAGAGCAATACCTTATTAAAAATATTAGCCTTAACTTACATGATTTAGTTGCAGTGGACACAAAACAAACACAAGATGTTTCGGCAAGTTCAACAGTATTAACATCTCATAAAAGTAATGCAGGTGTAATCCAAACAGGTGCTCCAGGTTCTGCAATGGCAGAGTTTGCAGTAGATTCAGCAAGTGTTTTACACATTGCACTTAGCGATGGATTAACAAATGCATGGCCGTTTGGTAACAGTATACTTGATAGTGTATTTAAAGTTTACAAACAAAAAGAATTATTAGAAGATAGTATTATTATCTATCGTGTACAAAGAGCTCCAGAACGTAGAGTATTTTATGTTGACGTTGGTAACTTACCACCGCATAAAGCTATGAGTTTTGTTGAGCGTACAAAGAACGAAGTACACCAAACACGTATTCCAAATATGAGTGGTGGTGGTACAAAAGTTATGGATGCAGCATATAACCCGCTGTCAATCATGGAAGATTACTTCTTCGCACAAACTGCTGAAGGACGAGGATCAAAAGTTGAAGTTCTACCAGGTGGTGAAAACTTAGGTGAAATTGATGACTTGAAATATTTCAATAATAAACTTATGCGTGGATTGCGTATTCCTAGTAGTTATCTGCCAACAGGAGCTGAGGACGGATCAGCATCATACACAGACGGACGAGTTGGCACAGCAATGATACAAGAATTTAGGTTCAGCAAATACTGTGAACGCTTACAAAATACAATACTTCCACCCATTGATAAAGAGTTTAAAATGTTCTTAAAGAACAGAGGAATTGAAGTTTCAAGTAGTTTATTTGAATTAAACTTTATTGAACCACAGAGCTTTAGTCAATATAGAGAGCTTGAACTTGACACAGCACGTGCAAGTCTATTTGCTAATGTTGAGGCAACACCATATCTATCTAAGAGATTTATTATGAGCAAGTACCTCGGACTTACTGAAGATGAGCTTATTAACAATGAGCGTATGTGGAAAGAAGAAAACAGCGACGAATCGTTTACTAATGATTCACAGACTGACTTAGGCGGAATGGGTATTAGAAATACAGATATCGATACATTCGAACCAACCGATGTTGATGCTGAAAATCTAGAAGGCGATGGAATGGACATAACCGACGGTGAATCACCTATAAGCGGCGACGAAGGCACAGAAGGAGAATCCGATGAGATTTAATGATGTAGCACAGAATGCAGAAGATGATAACTATAATAAGTGGGATGTCGACGATACACGTAGACCAAAACTTACGTTAAAGCATCTACACAAGCTAAGAAACATGAAAGAGCTTGCTAAAACAGAACATGCAGAGAGAGTAAAAGACTTTAAGAACATTTACGGAACTGCAAGTGATGGTGTCGAATAACTAGCACTAGTTAGACACTAAAAGGTAAATACGTAACAGGCCGTACCAAAAGTGCGGTTTTTTATGTATTATATGTTGGTCTACACCAAGACTTCTTAAATATATATGTTATAACCTATAATATAAAATCGGTTGAATTAAAGGAGAAATATACAATGAGTACTCGAGATCGTTATACAAAGATCATTGAGAGCTTAGTGAACGGAGACGAAGCATCAGCTTCAGATCTATTACATGAGGCTTTCGTTGAAAAAGCACGTGAAATCTGGAATGATATCGTCGAAGCAGATGAAATCGTTGAAGATGGCGTAGCAGAAGAAGAAATTGAAGAAGCTATCGGCAATGAAGAAGCTGATGATTTCCTTGATGACATCGAAACAGACGAAGAAGAAATCGAAGCTGAAGAAGCTTTCGGTGAAGCTGAAGACGACCAAATGGACGACTTAGAAGCTGCTGAAGAGCTAGGCGGAGATGAAGAAATGGCACCAGACTTTGACATGGACGGCGAAACAGACGAACATGAAGAAGAGCACGGTGATATTGAAGACAAGCTAGTTAGCGTTGAAGACGCACTAGATGACCTTAAAGCAGAATTTGCTAAAATCATGGGCGACGAAGAAGCTGAAGACGAAATGGAAATGCCAGCAATGGACATGGACATGGAACCTGAAGTAGAAGAAGCGTTTACTGAAGAAGCAGATAAAAGCGAAGAAGGCGAAACAGAATTAGATGAAGCAGCTGAACTTAAAGCAGTTAGCGCACCAGCTAACACAGGCGGCGATGATGGTAAAGCATCACCAGTTGCAGGTAAAAATGATATGGGCGGCAAAACCGTTGATATGACAAAAGACAGCAAAGGTTCATCAAAAGGTTTATCAGACAATTCTGCTAAAGACATGGGTGTTGCACATCCTGGAGACGGCGCAAAGCTATCCCCTAATGCAGCAGGACATGGCGCAGAGAAAAAAGGTAAAGCTGAGTAATGTTTACACTTAAAGAACACCTAACATTTGATCAAGCGAAAATGGTCACCGAAGCCGTGGATAACGGTAAGGGCGGCAAGAGCTTGTATATGGAAGGAATCTTTGTACAAGGTGCAAAACAGAACCAGAACCAACGTGTTTACCCCGTCAATGAGATCACTAGAGCTGTTAATTCAGTTCAAGGTAAGATTGACGACGGTTATACAGTATTAGGCGAAGCTGACCACCCAGATGACTTACAAGTTAATTTGGACCGAGTTTCACATATGATTGAACGTATGTGGATGCAAGGTAGTGATGGTTATGGAAGACTAAAATTGTTGCCAACTCCAATGGGACAAATATGTATTACACTATTGGAAAATGGCGTTAAACTTGGTGTATCATCACGCGGTAGTGGTAATGTAACCGAGAGTGGAAATGTAAGTGACTTTGAGATCCAAACGGTCGATATAGTTGCAAACCCGAGCGCACCAGATGCGTACCCGGATCCACTTTACGAACAAATTATGAATGGCAAAAGAGGGAATATTTTACTCGACGTTGCCGCCGCAAATAACAACGATGCTACAGCACAAAGATACCTCCAGGAAGAGGTATTGAAGTTCATTGAATCACTAGATATTAGGAGAAAATAATATGGCTCATGCAATAGAACAACTCCTAAGTTCAGAAGTCCTAAGTGAGGAAGTGCGTTCAACACTTTCCGAAGCGTGGAATGAAAAATTAGACGAAACTCGTGAAGAGATTACAACTGAATTGCGCGAAGAATTCGCAAATCGCTATGAAACAGATAAAGAGCAAATGGTGTCCGCACTAGATGCTATGTTATCAGAAACAATCAAAGGCGAATTGGTAGAATTCCAAGCAGACAAACAAGCAGCAGTTAAAGCTCAGGTAGAGTACAAACGTAAAATTTCAGAACATGCTGAATTACTTGATGGTTTTGTAATGGAAACATTAAAAAAAGAGGTTACGGAATTACGAGAAGACAGAAAACTACAAGAAGGTAACTTCGAGCAGTTAGAAGATTTCGTAATGGAACAACTTACTTCAGAACTTAACGAATTCCACCATGATAAGAAAGACCTTATTGAACAAAAGGTCAAATTGGTGGCAGAAGGTAAAAATATGATTGCTAAAGCAAAAGCAGACTTTATTGATAAATCTTCAGGCAAACTAGCTTCAATTGTAGAATCTACAATTAAAACGGAACTAGGTATGCTTAAAGAGGATATAAAATCCGCTAAAGAGAACATGTTCGGCCGCAAAATATTCGAAACATTTGCAGCAGAATTTATGGGATCACACCTTGCAGAAGGTACGCATATTTCTAAACTTTCATCAGAACTTTTAGAAGTGAAGACTCAGTTAGAGGAATCACAAAAAGAGATCAACGATAAAGAGGCACAGGTAGTAGTAGCGACTAAAGAAGTTGCTAAGATTAACGAAAGCCGCGCACGTGAATCAGCTATGGCTGACTTACTAGCACCTTTGTCAAAAGACAAACGTAAGCTAATGTCAAACTTACTTGAATCGGTTAATACACCAAAACTGAAAGCAGCATTTAATAAGTACTTGCCAACAGTGTTAAACGAGACAATAACTACAGCAAAAGCAAACACAACACAGCTAAATGAGACTCAGAAGACTGAGGTCACAGGTAATAAACAAGCAACAGTGCAGGAAACTAGCAATGAAGCTGAAATTATTAACCTTAAAAAATTAGCAGGTATCAATTAAAGGAGTATACCATGTCACAAAACTTATTTGAAAATTGGAGCGTAACAAAAGACGCTTTAACTGACGGATTGGACGGCAATAAAAAGGTTGTAATGGAATCAGTTCTTGAGAATACTAAGAACTATCTTTCAGAATCAGCAGCAGCCGGCACAACAATGTCAGGTAACATCGCAACATTAAACAAAGTAATTCTTCCAGTAATTCGTCGTGTTATGCCGACAGTTATTGCGAATGAATTAGTTGGTGTTCAACCAATGACTGGCCCAGTAGGCCAAATCCACACATTACGTATTCGTTATTCAGAAGCAGCATCAGGTGTTGCAGCTGGCGACGAAGCTCTTAGCCCATTTGCAATTGCAAAAGGTTATTCAGGCGATGCGGCAACTGGTGGACCAGCAGCAACAAGTTCTTTAGAAGCAGCGGCAGGCAGAAAAATGTCTATCCAGGTTCTTAAGCAAACAGTTGAAGCTAAGACACGTAAATTATCAGCACGTTGGACTTTTGAAGCAGCACAAGATGCTAATTCAATGCACGGTCTAGATGTTGAAGCAGAAATCATGCAAGCACTTGCACAAGAGATTACTGCTGAAATCGATCAAGAAGTATTAACTTCATTGCGTTCATTAGCAGGTACTGCTACTGACACATACGATCAAAGCGCAGTAACAGGTACAGCTACTTTCGTAGGTGACCAACACGCGGCGTTAGCGATCTTGATCAACCGTTCTGCAAACTTAATTGCAGCACGTACACGTAGAGGCGCAGGTAACTACGTAGTTGTTTCACCAACTATGTTAACTGTACTACAATCTGCAACAACTTCAGCGTTCGCAAGAACAACTGAAGGTCCATTTGAAGCTCCAACTAACACTAAATTCGTTGGTACTTTAAATAACACAGTACGTGTATTTGTTGACCAGTATGCTTCAGACGCAACACCAGTATTAGTTGGTTATAAAGGCGAAGGCGAAATTGATGCCGCAGCTTTCTATTGCCCATACATCCCGTTGATGTCATCTGGTACTGTACTTGATCCGGCAACTTTCGAACCTACAGTGTCATTCATGACACGTTATGGTTATGTAGAGCTTAACAACCAGGCTTCATCTCTTGGTAACGCAGCTGACTACTTAGCGAAAATTGACGTTAATGCAGGTAACCTATCATTTAAATAAACTTTATTTAAAGAAGATATACTTAAAACAGGCTCTTTGGAGCCTGTTTTTTTAAGATTAAAAAAAAGTCAGCTAAATAGGTTGACAAGATTCACATATAATAGTATAATAAACACTAAAATCCAGTTAAATTAACTGGTTTATCTCTAACTATGAAGTTAGACTTTTAAAAGGAAACACTATGAAAACAACAATAAGCGTTTTAGCAATGTTGATGGCAACATCAGTTGCATCAGCAGATACAACAACAGTTACGCCAGCTCCTGTAGCCACTTCACCAGTAAGTGTATCAGTAGACTTTGACGTTACAAAAAATGCATCAAATAAGTATGTCGGCAAGACAACACTTAATCTTGATCTTGAGAGCAATGGGCCAGCGTTTGGCGGATTTGATCTTAAAGTAACAGACGGAACGATTACATTAGGTGATTGGAACGTAGGTACTACAGTTGCCGGAGCAACAATTTCACTTGGTAAGCAAGGCGACTTGTTTCCTAGTGCAGGGTTAGAAGCAGTAGGTTCTACAACACTAGCTAATCCAACACTCAATGAATCATTGATGGTTAAAGCAGGCAGTCTTTCAGCAATGGCTGGATTCGACGGGTTAACCACTGACGTAACAGATTTGGATAATGTACAAGTTGCATACGATCTTACGCTTGGTGCAATCGGTGCAACAGCAGCAATTGACTATAACACAGATACAAAAGCTAAGTCATATGCACTTAGTTCAGCGTTAAATCTTACACAGTCATTATCAGTAGGCGGCACATACACTTATGCAACTAAGAGTGCATATGAAGTAAATGCAACAGCTGGTGCGATTTCTGTATTCATGGATGGCGACAAAGATAATACAGTTCAACATATCGGTGCAGGAGTAAAAGGTAACTTAGGTGGCCTAGATCTTTATGCAGAAGCATCTTATGATGTTGATGCTAAGAAAACATCTCCAGCAGTAGGAATGACATTTAAATTTTAAGTAATTTAAAAATATTTAAATTAAAGGGCTCCAATTGCGGGCCCTTTTTAATGGCGTTTAAGTAATAACTTAATCGGCATAAATACATATTGTAAAGAGAACATTAAGGAAGAATAACGTATGGCATCAACTATAAAACCAGACAACGGTCAGCTATTAATTAAAAGTATAAAGGATTTAAATCTAAATGCTTTAAGCAGCGCTGACGCATCACTACACGTTCAAGGTGGTAGCTGGGTTGGCGGACATTTATATGTAGCGGGTACGTTAGTAGCAAACGGTGATGTAATTACCTTAGGAAACGCAAGTGGCTCAGTCACATTTAATGCAAACGTAGACAGTGACGTAGTACCCAGTACTACAGCAACATACGACTTAGGTGATGCAACTAAAGTTTGGAAACAAATACATATTCAATCAGTAAATATATCCCCAAAAGTAGAAACAACACTAATTACAGCAGATGCAACTTTATCAGCAATTGATGCATCTACAAACGTTGCTTTAGCTTTAGCAGATGGTACAGAAGGACAGTCAAAAATTATTACTGTCAAAGCTACACCATCTGGAAATGTTACAGTAACACCTACTAATGGCGCAGGGTTTACATCAATAACATTTACCGCACAAGGAGATACTGCATCACTTATATTCATTGGTGGTAATTGGAATATTGTTTCACACTTCCGTTCAAGCGTGACAGTATAATTATACTAGATCGACATAACAGAACCAGTATGGTAAAGTTGAAAAAGGGAAGAGTATGTCTATTAATATTAACCACAATAGTGGAAAGATTTCTACAAGCGGAAAAGACTTAAAGCTAGACGCTACAGGAATTAACAATGTAAGTGTACAAGATAGTAGAATAATTAATCTACTTGATCCAGTCAACGACCAAGACGCCGTAACAAAAATATTCCTAGAAACAAGAATTGCAGCATTTGACGCCGTAAATGATGGCGACACTACAAACCTAGCTGAAATTGTAGAAAACATAAGAGTAAACACTTATGTAAAGTCAGTAGATTTTGTTTCTGACATTGTATCTGGTGGAGCAGGCTTAACTGCTACATTAACTATTAGTCCAATTGGCGATGCAAATAGATACACAATTATCTGGGGCGATGGAAACACAACTACAGCAACCACAGACTCAACTCCTACTCACACATATGCTAGCAACGTTGGCTCACCGTTTGATGTTAATGTATCTGCATTTAACAACGTAGGTGTAGGAACAGGTAGTTCAGCAACTAAATTAAGAGAAAATTATATAGCAATATTTACAGGTGATCCTGTAGTCACGTTTGCAGCATATTCACAGTCTGCAGGCGGAAGCGCAATCACTCAATGGGATGATGGCGATACTGTTTATTTTGAGAATACAACAACTAATACATCTGGAGCAGTAGTCCAATATACATGGGCATGGGGCGATGGATCTTCAAACGAAGTTATTAGTTCAGATGGTGTAGCAGGCGGTGTAGGTGGAGGACGTATATCTCACACGTTTGCTCTTAGTACAGAAGCAGAAGTACAAAGAACCGTTACATTATCACTTGACGCACACAGTTCAGCACAACAAGCCATTCTTCCATTGGATGATGCCGCTAGTTATCTATTATACGATACACATACACCAGACACAACTTCAGACCTTACAACAGGAATTAATGAAGAAGCAAGTAACGGATTAACAGTTACATTCACTAACAACACTGAAGCATCTATTGGTAGTTACAGTACATTTGGAACAACTTACAGATGGGACTTTGGCGATGGAACAATTACAACAGTAAATGCAGGCAACAACCAAGCAGGCGATACTGGGCAAACAATAACACACAAATACACATTAGCTGGAAATAATACTGCAACAGATTTTACTGGTAACTTACAAGTTATTAATAGCCACACTAGCAGTCCATTTACAAGTACAAACTTTGTAATACACGTTGAACCAGATGTAAGAGCAACCATTGCAGGTA